ATTATTTCTACAAACCTGTGTACCCCAATACTGAAGAATCCATCTCGGAGTAATATTTGGCATGTTTAATCTTTCTGCCCACCAGATATCTACCTGTTCACGCCATTCTCGACTTTCGGGAGTTAATCCTTCTAGCCATTCTCTATTCCAACCAAAGACATTTGATACTGCATCTTTAAGAGTACCAGCATAACTTTCACGTAGAAATCCGTGTTTGTTAACCAAATATTCTGCTACAGTGTCTTTTCCAGATCCAATAAAACCGCAGATACCTATAATCATAGGCAAATTTTACAGCAGAGAAAAAGTAATGTCAACCGATAACAAACGTTAAAGGCATGCCGCCTTCTTTGTAGTTTATGAGATCGTTTTCTAGAATTTCCATTTCAGTTTTGGCTTCATTCTTTAATGCTGTACCGTTTAAGGAAACACCGCCTTGCGGACTGGCGATCGTTCCAAATTTTTCTCTTGCTTCGCCTAGCATTAATTTAGCAGTTGCAAGACTGTAATCTCTCAGCCACTGACCGGCCTGCGGATCTTGAAGTAAATTAAAGTCTGGTCTATAGTTATATAACCAAAGTAGAAGTTCTTCGTTCGTGCGAGGACGTTGCATTAAAGTTAATACTTTAGATGTTTTATTATATGTAAAATTAATTTCACTACCAAACATCTTTCCTACTTGTTTTTGATAACTGGCAAATGCATAGTAGGTTGCCAATCCTCCCATATTGGTACTAGCAAGAAGATATGTGTTTGAATATGCTAAATTGAACGGTTCAAATAAACTTCCTCCGTCTCCACCGCCTGTTCGCGATCCTACTGTTCGACGGAATATTTGACGTACATTCATCACCTCTTCAGGCATTACATAATCATTGGTATCTACCTGAGTAGTTAAAAAACCAAAACTTTCTTCGGTAGAATTACTACTTCTCTGTCTATATTTGGCTAAAGAACGATCTATTGCTGTATTGTAGTGTATGGGGTCTAGTTCTACGTCAACCATGCCCTCGCCTAGCATTGCTTTGATATAATCAATTACTTTTTGTCGTTCGTTTAGTACGTCACTCATATCAATATTTAGCCATAAATACACTACTATGCCACGACTGTCCTTATACAAACCAGAAAAAGGTGCAGATTTTCGTTTTTTAGATCGCGTAATTAACGAAGAATTTCAAGTGGGTGGGACTGATATATTCTTACACAAGTATATGGGCCCTGTTGCTCCTGCAGAAGGAACCTCAACACCCGCTCAACCCGATTCATCAGGGTTAGAAATACCAGAACTAGGTATTCAAGACCTAGTTTTTATGGAAAATAGAGACAGGAAATATGATCCAGACGTATATGTTATAAGAGGCATTTATCAAATGCAGGACTTAGATTTTAATCTAAGTCAATTTGGCTTATTTTTACAGAACGATACAATAATGGTACATTTCCATCTAAGGAACTGCGTTGATACTATTGGCAGAAAAATTATGGCAGGAGATGTGTTAGAATTGCCGCATCTTAAAGACGAATACGCATTAGATACAAAACTGATAGCAATTAAAAGATTTTATGTTGTACAAGATGTTGTAAGACCAACAAACGGATTTAGTCCAACATGGTACCCTCATCTAGTTCGAGCAAAATGTGTACCGTTAGTAGACAGCCAGGAATACAAAGAAATACTAGATGCCGACAGTGGGGCAGAAGATGGAAGCACACTAAGAGATTTAATAAGCACTTATCAAGATAGCATAGATAGAAATAATCAGGTCATTGCGCAGGCTGACCTAGATGCTCCTCAAAGCGGTTATGCACAAAATCATTTGTTTGTATTACCTACTACCGATGCTGGTTTAGTTGCCCAATCTGATGCAACTAATGATCAAGATCTAGCAAGTGTAGAAAATCAGACTTTAGATGCTAGCGTTGTTTTAAAGAGTCCAAAGAAAAACATTTATGTAAAATACTTGGCAGATGACGCTGTCCCCCCAAACGGTGCACCATATGGTTTTGGAATTTTATTTCCATCGCGCCCTGTTGAAGGACAATTTTTCTTAAGAACAGATTATCTCCCTAATAGATTGTACAGATACGATGGAAAGCGTTGGGTAAAATTTGAAGATAATGTTAGAATGACATTAAACAATTTTGGAAATGAAGATGTTGCTAGCGGTCAATTTGCAGGAGCGCAAGTTAGACAAACACAAAAGACTACATTTATTAATAATGTTAATACGGCCACTATTAACGGTGAAGTTGTACAAGAAAAACAAGCATTGAGTAAAGTATTAAAACCAAGGGCAGATAACTAATGGATTTTTTTTATGATGCACAGGTAAAAAGATACCTGACACAATTTATGAGAATAATGAGCAACTTTAGTTATAAAGATGCTAAAGGGCAACTAACTCGTGTTCCTGTTATATATGGGGACATGAATAGACAAGTTGCACAGATTGTTAAGAAAAATACTGAAAATACTATTCCTAGCGCGCCGTTTATTTCTTGCTACATCAAAGATTTACAATTTGATCAGACAAGAATGCAGGATCCATCTTTTATAAGCAAAGTACAGGTGAGAGAAAGGGCGTTTGATGAAGATTCTGAGGAATATCTAAATCAACAAGGATCTAATTACACAATAGAAAGATTAATGCCTGCTCCGTATACTATAGACTTTGCTTGCGACATATGGACAACCAATACTGATCAAAAATTGCAATTATGGGAGCAAATCGTTGTATTGTTTACACCAAGTTTAGAATTACAAACCACTGATAATTTTATAGATTGGACCAGTATTAGTTCTCTTAGATTAAAAAGTCAGACATGGACATCTCGAACTGTTCCTCAGGGATTAGAACAAGACATTGATATTTTAAATTTTGTTTTTGAAACAAACGCCTGGATTACTCCGCCAGCAAAAGTTAAAAAAATGGGCATTGTTACAAAAATTATTGCCAGTGCATTTATAAGTCCGCAGGGAGCAATTGCTAGCGAATTTACAGATGCAGATGCTATCGTTGAATCATTTGGCAGTGAAGTCTTATCAACTATTATCACTCCCGGTAATTTTGACCTATTAGTTTTAAACAATCTTGCAACACTAATTTTAAACAATACTCAAGAAGATCTAGTTGATCAAAATGATCCAACTTATAACAATTCTTGGAGAAATATATTAGATCTATACCCGGGATCATTTAGAGCAGGTTTAAGCCAACTCAGATTGAAAAAGCCAGACGGCAATGAGATTGTGGCCTATATAAGTCTAGACCCAACAGATGATACAAAATTAGTTCTTAATATAGATGCAGATACCATACCTGCTAATACAATAATAGATGGTAGAGGAACTATTGACGCTATTATAAATCCAGAAACTTTTAATCCTTCAGGAAAGATCACTGGTACTAGATATTTGATTTTAGAAGATATCAATAATAATGAGGATTTTGGACAACCAGGATATAATGGTCCTGTAGCCTGGAAAAATTCAGCAGGAGATGATTTTAGAGCATACGCTAACGACATTATAGTATGGAGTGGTAGCCAATGGTTTGTATTATTCGATTCTCGTAATGAAACAAACATTACTTACATAACTAATTCATACACTGGAATTCAATATAAATGGGAAGATGGAGAATGGAGCAAGAGTTTTGAAGGTATTTACAATCGTGGGTTATGGCGTCTAATTCTCTAAACAATATTGTCTGCAGCGGCGGAATAATTTTAGCAAAAGAAACCAAAAGATTTTTGTTTCTATTAAGAAATAAAGAATCAGTTTGGGGTTTTGTTGGCGGGCAAAAAGAAGATTCTGATCTAACACCTTACGAAGCATTGGTTAGAGAAATCAATGAAGAAATTGCTTCTTGCCCAAGTATTGAAAAAACTGTACCTTTAGAACTATTTGTTTCTAATGATAATAAATTTTATTATCATACTTACGTGCTTATTGTCGAAAAAGAATTTGTTCCTGTTTTAAATGATGAACATATTGGTTATGCTTGGATATCCTACGGCAATTGGCCAAAACCGCTACATCAAGCAGTAAAGACCAGTCTTAATAACAGAGCCAACAAGGCTAAAATTGAAGTTATTCTAGATCTTATTTGATAAGATCGGGACCAAATGCCCATGTGCCTAGGTGGCGCAATTCCATACTAAGATTTGTATCTACTTTTACAGTATATCCCGCATTGGACATTTTCATGCAAAAATCCATATCCTCACCTAGGTGGTCATTACTTTCCGGAGTATAATGGAATTCAAACCAAGGCTTTGGTATTTCATCCAGTATACTGGTCTTGACCAACATGCAGCCCATACCTATTCCTTCAACTTGTTGAAGGTTGTCTGTTGGCTCAAAGGGTAGAGGATTTTCCCAATCACCGATTTTAGTATAGGCAACTCCTTTTGCTGGCAACTGTCGTCTTACGTAATTGGCAGCAACTACTGCCTCTTTGTGGGCCAGTAATCTTAAAGCGGTTGTGGCAGGAAATACTATGTCGCTATCTAACCATAGCATATATTCTGCACCAATGTTTTGTGCTTCAATTGCCAGTCTTTGTCGTTGTGTTAATAACACAGTGCTAGAATCCATTACTACATGAGTATCTAAACCACTGCTAGTATTGAGTTTGACCATGGCTGCAAGACAGTGCGCATGTGCAGAATGCAACATATCTCTACAAGGAATTAAAACTGCTAATTTGCTTTTCTTAAGGCTCCATTGACTGGAGGCAAAAACGCTTTTTTTCATGCACCCGCCATTTCTTGACTTAGAGTTTCACCTTGAATAATTAATTCTTTAATTGAGTTAATTAAGTCTTGTGCTCTCTTAGATGCTAGTACAAAATCTTCCGGACTTAATTTGCACATTTCGTGCATTGTTTCTGTGCTTACTCTATTTTCACACAAAACTTCTAATGCACTTCTTCTAGCGATAGATTCTATATAATAATGCTGTACATTTGCATCGTCGTTTGAAAGAAGTTCAATGCATTCTTTTTCATCGAGATCATTTGCTAGATCTACCAAGATTTTTAATTCTTGTTTTTCGTGCGTCTCAATTGATGGAAGACTCTGTAATTCTTGTATTCTTTTTAAGAATTTTTTAAGTGTATGTGGGTTAGTTGCACGATCATTCCATACAATATTATCTAATTCCCACCTTGATGGTCCAACAGAGGCTGATGCTAGTATTTTTTCAACGTTTAATTTTAATTTCATAAAAGATATCTGTTTTACGGATAGTTAAACGGTGTAGTTCTACCACCAAACACAGAAGAAAATGCTGTTTGCGCAGTAGTACTTCTTCCTATATGTACGTTTAAGGTAGCACCCAATCTAATGTTAGCACCTGCACTTCTAGGATAAGCACCGTTGTCATAAGCACTTTGTACTCTACCAAAAGATATGGCGGAACCGGTTGCTGGTAATGTACCCATGCTTATGCCCCCGTACCCTTCAGATATTTATTGACCAAGGGTTTGCCTATAAGAAAAAACTGAATATTTTGATTTATAGGCTTTTTATTCATAATACCAATTATTTATTCTGATTTAATTTGCTTTTTAACTCGTCAATTTGATGCTGTTGCTCTTTAATTGCTTCAATTAATAGAGGCACTAGTTTTTCATATTGGATAGTTTTGTAATTTTCCCCAGATTTACTATTTCCAGAAGAATCTACGTCAAATGGGGCTAGTCTTACCGCTTCTGGCAGAACGGCCTCGACTTCGTCGGCAAATAATCCTACTAGATTTTTATCTTTATGTCCAAAACTTATTGCTAGTTCGTTGGGGGTGTAGGTGATTCCGTTCAATGCCATAACTTTATCTACAGCACCGGTTAACATTTTTACATTGTCTTTTAATCTGCGATCTGAGTAATAAGCAGTGATTTCGCCAGTAGCAACCATGTTGCCGGTTACATGTAATTTTTCAGCAGGTGCAGTGTTTCCTATTCCTACGTTTCCGTTATTATAAATTGTCAATGCATCATTGTTGTAACGAGGAATAGGACGACATTTGAATCCTGTCATATAAATGACATCGTTACCTGCTGTGTAATTGGCTATAAATCCCACGCTAATATATCTGGCGCTAGTTGAATGGTTTTTTGTTCCGCCATAGGGACCAACAACAAATCTATATTTTGTCCAGGTAGTCGATGGAGTAAACGCGGCCGGGTAATGCCAATCTGTTCCGTCTCCGCTCAAAACGCCGCCGTTAGAGTCATAATTTGAAACCACAAAATAAAATGTACCAGCAGTATTAGAAACATGTCGCTTGACCCACAGTTCAACTTCGTAGTTTTGAGTATTGTCAAGTCTTAATCTTGGACCTCTAGCCCATACATAGGTACTTACAGAAAGAACTTCTACACCAACTGGGCTGGTAGAATCTGTTGTATATGTTATACTAGATTCACTACCCGCACTAAATGATTGCCATCCTCTTAAGAATGTCCCGCCGTAGAATCTGTCGTCAATATCTTGTGCTTCGTCGTGCATGCAGATTTGACCGGCTACGTCTAGTCTATATGTGGGGCTTGTTGTGTTGATTCCGACCAAACCACTAGAAGTGATGTTTATACCTGTCTGACCGGTAGTCGAAAGTTGCAATCTTGCTGCTGCGCTACTACTTGTATTTTGAATAGTTCTAATGAATGCATTTTCGCTGTCACCAAAGCCATAAAATGTCATTCCTATTCCATAATTTGCACCGTTATAATTATTATAAAATCTTAATACATTAGGAACACTATTATCATCAAATCTTAAAGCCTGATGCTGGAAGTTAGATGTTGATGCCTGTTCCTGAACTAACCAATTTCTAGTTGCAGTACCTACAAAAATTGAAGTGCCGCCGCCTGACGAAATTTGAAGTTTTCCTGAGGTAGGACTGGTTGTTCCGATTCCAATGTTACCGCCGTCTGCTTTAATAGTCATGCGAGTTGTCATAGTGCCGGCGACATTTTGACGAAAATAAATGTCTCCGTAGACTGTGCCCGCATTTGCTTGATATGTATTTTCAATATATGCAGTTGCATCATTTGGGGTATAGGTTAAATGTAATCCGTGTGTTGTAGATCCGTTATATCTAATCTTAACTCCGCTGTTACCTGTACTTGTGTTATTAATAATAAGATCAGGATTAGATCCGTTAAGATTCAGTAAAGATCCGGGACTCGATGTACCAATACCAACATTTCCGCCGGTAAAATAACTATTACCTGTTCTTGTACTTTGAACTAATGAAGTCCAATTTGCAGAATCGTCCCAAAGTTGTATGTTACTTGCAACGTTCCAACTTCCGCTGCCATTGTTACTAGCATACCATCTTACTCCTGATCCAGGAGCCTGTACAAATAATTGATTATTATTATTAGCATTATTTTGAATCCAACTGCCTCCGTCATAGTAAGTTCCTGCAGAAAGATAAACTTCCGAATCCCATGCTAATATACCATATGCAGTTTTGCTTGAGGCTTTTCTAGCAACGAAGGCAGCATCAGTAGTATTTCCTGTATCTACCGCAATACCTACAATGCTGGCAAAATCTGTACCAAGAGTTAGTCTAGAACTAATAGCATTTGCACCGATGCCCACATTCCCTGTAGATGGATTTACATATAGTGTACTTGTGGTATATAAATTTTCTCCTGCGGCAGAAATATTATTTGAATCAACAAAAGTTAAGAAATAATTTGAATTATTTGTTTGCGCCTGCGAAGATACAGACCCTGCACTGGTGGCATTATCTGCTGTAGCCGCCCTGTTTACATACAAACTTGAAGTGCTTATCCATTCAGGAGCAGTTGCTCCAGAATTTACACGTAGAATTTGACCGGCAGTACCGATTGACAAAAAGGTAGATGCGTTGGCTCCAGTTTGATATCTCAATCCTCCAGCTGCACCACCTGCATCGTTGTCTGCCAATGTTGACCTATTAACATAGATACTACTGGTATTGGTATATGTAGGAGCACTTGTTCCTGCACTGACCAATATTTGGCCGGAGGTGCCCGGACCAGCAAATGCTGTTACTCCGGCTGATGACTGATAAAGGAGTTGGCCTGCAGTACCGCCTGATATATTTGTTGATGCAGAAGCAGATGACGCAGACGTAGCCGAGTCTGCTAACACTGCTCTTCCAACGTATGCGGTACTGGTATTATTAGTATCGATAATTTTATACCATGTTCCCCAGGTACTGCTATTAGTGCTTAATCTATGCCATAAATTATTGTTATCGGTATATGCAATTTGTTTTGCTTGACCGCCTGTAAAGTCAGTTAAATTTGTACCATATGATCTAAAAGTTAATACACCGTGATATATACCGCCATCAGATAATCCATCGGTAGAATTTGCTTTAAAATCCGCAAAGAGTCCTGCAGATCTTTCTCCAGGGGTATAATTAGTACTTCTTGTATCTTCTGAGATGATACTATTTCTTTGACGAGTTGCACTTGCATCAGTTAAATTTGATGCTCCTGGTGCACCAATACTGTTATAAGATATTGTTCTAGCAACTGAGCCATTATAGGTAGTACCGCTTGCTGCACCGCTACCGGCATTACTCATAGTCAATGCGTTAGCAACACTCCCTGCTGGTCCCGATGAACTGTCGGCGATTACAGCGCGACCAACATAAATGCTACCAGTATTAGTATATGTAGGAGCACTTGTTCCTGCACTGACCAATATTTGGCCGGAGGTGCCCGGACCAGCA